ACAAAGACGGTAGCCACACTATCCACCACATCCACGAGAAGCACGACCACATTCACAGCGCCCCGGTACGAGAAGGCGATGTGAAGGGTGCGGCAGGCGACCACGACGAGATGATGGACCACCTCATGGACCACACCTCTCAGCCGAATCCGGGCGAAGGTAACGACGCGCCTAACCAGCCGATGCCGGGAGCGGGTGCACCTCCTCCGAGCGCGGCAGGCGCACCAGTGCCGGGAGCTTAATATGGCTAAACACAACGTATCTCTTTATCGGGCTATGCATCACCTCCGTCGCGGGGGCCTGCATAGAGCCTTGGGAATTTCGGAAGACGAAAAGATTCCGGTAGAGAAGCTTGAGGCCGCACGCAATTCAAAGAACGAACACGTGCGCCATATGGCAAACTTCGCCCACACGATGGGCGGTTTCGGGAAGTAATGAAGATTCCGGATTGGGCAGGCCAAAAGTTCCAAGCAGCAACCAGAGGTAATTATGCTGCAAAATTTTTTGGACTCTTTATGGGTCGCTGCACTTTCTTTGCATCGGTATTCTCCGTCGTAGGCCTGTATGGCTGGCTCGTCTTAAACAGAGACTTGACCTCCTTCGCGCTCTTCGCTGGGGCGATTCAAGCGCTGCTTCTTGCTCACAGTTATAAGCAGGACGTCGCGACGCAAAATCAGCAAACCACAGTTGTCAACGATATAACAGTTCAGAAGTAAGCCGAGCAGAGGACCCCCGGGGCGGTTGATGAGCATAATGCTCTGCAAAGAGTGCTCATCGAGAAAACTCATGAAATTTCTTCGCAGATTTCCGTATTGGTACTTGCTCGCTATACCCGTCTTGATTTACTGCTTGGGCGCTGCCTCGAATCAGGCCGTTCTAGTTGCTAATCACGGGAAGTTTCCGGTGATGCTGACGGCTACTGAATACAGCACGATGTGTCAGCCCGTCGACATAGACCCAGACGAGTTGGCGGTCATCCCCAGCAGTTCTTGCATCAAGGGCGGTGAGATGCTTGATAGAACTCACAGCATAATGGGGCCCAACTCTCACTTGAAGGCGTTAGCGGATATCTTTCCTTTGGGGCGCTTCGTTTATAGTGTCGGCGACGCGCTACTCTATTTAGGCGACTGGCTGCTTTCATTCACGCCGTATATGTGGCTGGCGTTGACAATTCGAAAATTATTTGCAGCAACACAAGGATAAATTATGGGAACACCAGCAAACGGAATCACGATGGCGAACGACGCTATCGCGAGCGCCAAGAAGGCGTTATCGGACGCGAACAACAACCGTTACGTCGGTACAAAATCAGGGCATTCAACCTTTACGCCATCTAAGCCGTCGGGAGCATCTTCCGATTACTCTCACGCGAGAACAGCGCGTAAGAGCGGCGACAGTTTCATGGGCGTAAAGTCAGACCAAGGCCCGGAATTAAAAGCAGCACAGGAATCGCACGACAATGCAGTGAAGGCACTCAATCAAGAATAAGTAGGAAACAATGGCAACGGCAGAACAGGCAAGAGAGGCAGCACGTCGCAGACAGGCAAATAAGCGCGCCCGCGACAAAAATATGCCAGAGCCGTACGCGACAACAGACATCGTTGCCGAAGAAGAAGAGAAGGGCCTTCGACAGAAAGAGCATCACGACAACCTTGCTTGGGCACAAGCCGAGGATGCCACGGGCCATTTTTACAAAAGCGAATGCCGCTCCGCTGTTACGTTGCTCTCAATCTACGAGGGTAATGTCCTCACCGCTATAGGTGAGGAAGACGAGCAAATCGTTGACCCGAAGACGGGGAAGAAGAAAAACAACTTCCCGGTTCCGGTAGCGCAGAAGATTCAGATTCGCACAATCGAGTTTCAAGGTCAGCAGATTGACCCGACCGATAAAGAGCACCGCAAGACCCTCGAGGTCGACCGGGTGGTTTCGTTTATTGATTGGCTTGACCTGCGCGATAAAGCGCGTAAGAATTTGTTCTGGCTCGGTCGCTTGCTGGGTAAGGGTTTGTTTTACAATACCCATCAGATGATTTGTGATGCGTTCGTGCAGAAGAACTTTGACGGGATGTACTTCCCCGACTGCACTTTCGACGACGTCCACGAAATGATCGGGAAGCAGCAGCGTTTTGATGCCAACGGCAACGAGACTCGTACGCTGATGTTGTTCGCCCCTCGTTCCGGATACAAGTCGACCATCGATGGTTTGGATATGACGCAGTGGATGTTGAACTGCCCGGATATCCGCATCATGGTTATGACTTCGGTTAAGAGACTGTCAAGCGAGTTGATGGGCGAAGTCAAGGGATATTTTTATCTACCGCCGCGCGGAAAGCCTTCTGCCTTTCAAATGCTCTTCCCCGAGTACATATTGACGGGTGTCGACGGGCGCTCCGAGCAACCTATCACCTGTCCGGCACAGTTATTTAATTCGAAAGAACCCCACATCTGGGTTACCTCTCTCGATTCGTCTTTCGTTGGGCAGCGTTGCGATATCAGAAAATTGGACGATATCGTCGACGACAAGAACTCAGCAACGGGAGAGTTGCGAGAGACGTTGAAAGAAAAGATTAAGTCCACCAACGCGCTTGTGGAGCCGTGGGGATTTACCGACATCATCGGAACCCGCTACTTCACCACCGATTGGTACGGCTGGCGCATGGGCGAGCTTCCGGAAGAAGAGGACGCAGCCTCGACGGAACCTTTTAAGTATTTGTGTATCTCTTGTTGGGCTGTGAAGCCGGAGTATCAGGCTTTGTATTCTCAACTTCTTGAAAAGAAGGGCGGTCTCTTCGAAGTTACGGAGAATATGGTCGAGTATTGGTTTCCTTACAAGCTCGGCTTTAAGCAACTTCGCACCAAACTGAAAGAGTACAAAGAGCGCGGCTTCAAGAACCAGTATTTGAACATCGCGACCGACCCTCTGGAAGTCGACGACTTCGTAGTCCACTTCGACCGAGAGGTTCTTCGCAGCCACACTTACGCGAAGAGCGCGGCACCCGTAAGCGGGGAAAAGATTGTGACGATTGACTGGAGTTATTCGGAGAACAAAGGCTCCGATTTCTCCGTGCTCGCTGCACTCCTTCGACACACGCGGGAAGACGGGACACAAGAACTGGTCGTCATGGATATTGACTACGATAAGTGGAAGGCATCAGACCTCGCCTCTCATATCGTGCTGTTTTTGAAGACACACAGACCCACTCGTACTTTCATCGAGGCGTGCAACGGGATTGACCTTCTATTGATGGTAATTCGCGCGTACGCGGTGAAGTATAACTGTGTCGAGGTATTGAGCAGCATTCAAAAGATTGAGACGGGAAACACGCTGAACGAGAAAGCGAACCGCATCAAGACTCTGGAAGTCTTGCTCGCCGAAGACCGCCTCCACTTTGTTTCCGGTACGTGGATAGACGAACTCTACAGACAGTTCGAGAGATTCACCGGAGAGACAAAGAAGGGCCGAAAGGACGATATACCGGACGCTATCTCACGAGGTTCTCGAACTCTTCCGCAAGAGATGTTCGTCCGAGTCAGACTGACCCCGGAAGAACAAGTTCAGAAGCAGGAAGACGAAGAGAGAGCAGAGAAACGCCGCTTGATAAGATTGCAGCACGAGCGAATGTTCTCCGGCACTCCGTACAGCCAGCACCATAATACGGCCCCAACCATACACGCGCCTACATGGAAGCAATTCTTAAGAGGCGAGAGAGGCGGCGAGACGAAAGCGCCGGAGCCTGTAGAAACAGAACAAGTAAAACCGCTCGACCCGAGGATGGTAGTCTTCGGCAATAAAGGACCTTGGCGATTATAATGGCAGATATCGACGTAGAAATTCAAAATCTGGCGCAAGAGCCCGCAGCAGAGATAACGATGGAGAACACCTACATCGACTCTGAGACGGGAACCGTGATGTTCAACGACACGGCTGCGATTAAGTTGGTTCTTGACAACGCCGAGATGGCCGACAACTTCGTCAACATCAATCAGTGGGCCAGCGGCTGGACAATGTCCGACTTACTCTACCAGTCCCCGATGTCGGCGGACGCGGTAGGCAGCACGACCGACGTCGCAACTTCGGCAGTTCCGAAGTTCATGGTATCGAACCATATCAGTTCCATCGTTCCGAAAATCATGGGCGGAATCTTCTACGAAGACCCGTGCTTCCTGCTACGCCCGAGTCCGGGCACCACGCCGGAAGTCATCCAAGCGAAGACCGCGATGTTCACCTTCCAACTCAAGGCGATGCGCTTCGAGGAAGAGGTAGAGCGTGGGTTGGAGCAGATGGCGCTCCTTGGTACCGCAATTTGGAAGTGGGGCTATACCGAGTACGAGAAGGTAGAGAAGAAGTATAAGCGCTACGCTCCGAAGGTCAATGTACCAGACGGGCTGGAGACTGCCCCAATCGATACGCCGGACTCCGACGATTTCGAGATTGAGTTTTACAAGAAGACGGTCTCTCATCCGTGGATAAAGTACTGCGATATTCGCACAGTTCTTGTTGACCCCGGCTGTCGCGTTGGCGATATTCGCCGCGCAAAGTGGGTCATCTGGCGCGACTACGCGACCTATGAAGACTTAGACCGCCTGCGCGGGGTAGAGGGTTACAATATCCCCAGCGAAACCGTTCTTCGCCAGATGTTCTTGAAGACGACCTCGCCGGGACCAGACAACATCACGATGACCATCCCGGAAGGGATGATGGGCTACTTGCAGCACGCGAAGCCCCGCTCTTACAAGACCAGCGCAGACCCGAACAAGGCTCCGTTGGAATTGTTGGAGTATTGGGACGAAGACAAGGTCATCGTCGTGCTCATCTACAACGGGCACAATATCCTTATCCGCAACGAGGCGAACCCGTACGGAAAGATTCCTTTCTACTCGGCGAACTGGCGCAACATCCCTGACAGCTTTTACGGGCAGGGGTTAGGACTATTAATCGGAAGCGAGCAAATCGTTGAGCAAGGTGTAACGAACCTCGCTTTGGACCTGCTAGCTTACTGCTTGCAGCCTGTGGCCTTGCGTAAGCGCGGGTTTAATGCGCCGACGCAGAATACACGTTGGGAGCAGGGCGGCATCATCGACGTCGAGGAAGACGTTGAGAAGGCCTTTAAGTTCCTGCAAATGCCGACACCGCCCCAAGAGGCGTTTGCCTTCATTCAGCAATCGCAGAGTTCTGGCGCGGCTACCTCCGGCGCGAACGAGCAGGTAGTACAAGGCGCGGGGCATGCAGGCATCAGCACCACAGGCATGCGCTCGGGCACGGGCGCGGCGGCGGTTATTCAAGCCAACGCATCGCGCTTGGATGGGCCGACCGGACGATTCATCCGTCAAGTTTTTGAGCCTTGGCTCTTCCAGATGGATGACCTCGACAACGACTTGTTGCCGACCTCCGTCATCCGAGATATCCTCGGCGAGAAGATAGGTAATGACTTCAAGGTCGACCATATCAAGTATCGTAACGCGAAGGTGGAGTACGAGGTTCTCGCGGGTGCGAACCTAGGTGCCAAGAAAGAGATGGCGCAAGCGCTGCCTCTCATCATTCAACTTTTGAACAACCCCGTCTTCGTCGCGAACGCGAACGATGCCGGATATCAGTTTGACGCAGTCGCTATCTTCCAAGCATTCGTGGACGCAGCAGGCTGGAAGTTTTCTCAGGCATTTCTTCGCGAGATGACGCCGGAAGAGAAGCAGAAGCACGACGCGAACAGCCCAGCCGCAATGCAGGCCCAGCAGTTGAAGGCCGCACAGCAACAGCAGCAGGCGAAGTTCGAACAAGAACAGACACTCGAAAATCAGAAGCAACTCGGCAAGGCAGGCAACGAGGCCTTCCGCGCTTCCATCGAGAAGTCGACCGCTCCGGAAATCACGGGCGGACCAGACCAGACTCAAGGCTTCGGGTCGACAACGGCCCTCTAGCACATAATACAGGGGCGGGGTGAAAACCCCGCTCGCTGAAAGGAAATACCCAATGTCAGAAGAAGGACGCAAGATAGTTGGCGCAAACTTGGATTATGAAGAGCGTATAGCTCTTGCTCAGTTGGTTCACCAACCGGGCTGGAGAATTCTCGTTCGATTAATGGCCGAGGCTTGCCGCAACGCAACCGAGGAAGTTATCAGGTTGAAGCCAACGACTCCCCGTTATTCAGAAGTGCTCACTGGCTTGCAGACTACAGCGCACGCTATGAATAAGTTTTCAGCCGAGGTACTTGACTCGGTCAAGGTACACGAGCAGAAGGCAATGAGAGATTTGAAGGAGCGCGAGAACCCGCAACTGGCTCACGAGCCCGTCAACCGCTTTCAAATGCCTATGCCGATGCCAAAATCACCCGCAGAGGGCCAGCAACAGAATCAATAGTAGTTCAAGGATACCTCAATGAGCTTTACCCAAGAGCAGATATCGCAGATGGACTTAAAGTCCCTCAACAAGGCGATGAACGACCCGAAGGTTGTAGCGGACAAACAGACGCTTCGCCTTCTAGCAGTCCGCGCATCCGAGTTGATGCAGGAAACTTACGATAAGGAAGCGGCGCTAGACTCGCAGATAAATCGCGTGATACCACCGTCGACCGAGCAGTTGGCCGCAGAGGCAACCGCGATGGTTGAGACGCCAACGGTTGTGCCCCCGGCACGCGTTGCAGTTCCGGTAGCGAACTCGTGGGAAGCAGAAGACGCGGTATTGAAAGCACAAGGCGTTACTGTAAACCGCGATGATAATGGAGTTCCGACCCGCTACAGTCAGGAATATCAAGTTCGAGACGAGGATGGAACACCTATCGGTCGTCCAACTTATCTGTCGGCGCGCACGCTCGCGGAATTCCTCGCCAAGAAAGACGAGGCCCACATTAGCGCGACTCGAGCCTTTTATCGCTTGAAGAAGCAGAAGCTGACTTTCAAGCAAGAGAAAACTACGCTTTTGACGCCGGAGCAAATCTCGGAAGCAGCGAGAATCGCTCTAGAAGAAAAAGACCCCTCGAAGGTTACTGATGTCATCAACGCGACCATCGAGAGCGCATTCGAGAAGCGAGAGCGCGAACTTCGAGAGAAGGAACTACGCGCGGAAGGCGCAGCCATCACCAACAATTTTTTGCGTGACCACTTGCACGACTACAAGCCGTGCGATGCAAACAACGCCGCTCTTATCGGTTATTTGAAAGAGCACAACATGGAATTCTCCCGCGACAATATGGAGGCCGCATTTATCGACCTCATGAGTCAGGGCAGTCTTGTGAAGGTGGAAACACCATTCATAGCAAAACATGTAACTGAAGTTGCTAATCCGACAACAGTTACGACTTCGGCAGCGTCCGTGACCCCGGCAATCCCGGCAACGGAAGGGCCAGCCGTAGTACCTGTATCAACAGCACCAGCACAATCGACAGCGCCTAGTCAGCCTGTGGTTGAAGCAACGGCTCCGATGTCTGCCGCCGCACCTAATGTGCAATTAGCGGCCCGTCGTCCGGGAGTGAATGGGAGCTTGCCTCCGGGCACGTTGAGCGCACAACGTCCGGGAACGCCAGACCCAGCACTTTCGAGAAAGGAATTTCTCCAGACTGTTAGAAAGATGGACCCGAAAGTAATGAGAGCCAAGTTGAAGAACGACCCTCAGTTCGTTCAGCAACTCACGGCTTACGGAATCCGTATTCAGTAAACAGTCGCCCCGCAACGCGGGAGCAAAAGACTAGAGCACTAACATGGGTGGACCAAATCCATCAGCATCAAATGTGGCAAATGTCCTGACGGCTCAAGCAATCATTTTCGATAAGGAACTGATTCCGAACCTGAAGGGCAACACCAACGCATTCGTTGGCGCAGCAGAGCGTCGTGTGCAGGGATTGCACATGGGCGTAAACCGTACCTTCTTCCAGTACAACACACTTTCGGGTGATGTTGTGCAGAACAGCGACGGTACCGTTGGAAATCCGGAGACGATTTCTCAGTTGTCATCGCCAGCACAGATTGGTGAGTGGAACAACTATTCCAACTTCTCGAGCTTCGCAATCGCGGCAGCTATCGACGAGTTGGTTGGCAACAGCGCAGTCGAGTTGGGCTACCAAGCCGGACAGTCGATTAGCGAGTTGTACAGCGCAGTAGCCGACAGCGCGAGCGGGGTTGACGCCAACGTTAACCAGAGCACGCTGCTAGCTTCTCCGTACACCCTTGACTTGGCAACCATCCGTGAATTGAAGCAGCAGCTTGTTTCAAAGAACGTATTGCCTTGCAAGCGTGGAATGTTCTTGGGCGCAATCAGCCCGAACGTGTTGGGCGACATCTACAATGCGACGACAGTGAACAACTCAATCGCCGACTTGTGGAAGTACGAAAACATGGAGAAGTTCGATGCTATGGCAGGCAGCGACCAGAACAAGGTCATTGTCCTACCGGGCACGAACATCGGCTTCATGCAGACCCCGTTCGTAACCACGACGGCGAACTACAGCGGCACGGGCAAGCTTGCTTACCGTACGTATGTGTTTGGCAACTACGCAATGATTGGCGTTTGGTTGCAGGTACCGGGCGACACCGACCTTGACGAAGGCGATTGGAAGACGATTGACTGCCGCGTTGTAACCGACGCTCCGGCCAGCTCGTTCGACCCAGTTTCGACCATCGGTGGATGGTGCTCCTCAACAACTCTTAAGCTGGCCGCTTAAGAACGGGGTCACTCGAAAGAGTGAGAATTCTCTCTGATTGACTTGAACCCTGAGACGGGAACAAGGCGGAAGCCGCAAGGCACCGTGAACGACTAAGCGAGAGAACGCCGAAAGGCGATGCGATAGTCTGCTCTCATGGGAAACAAACCATGAGCGGCTGGCAGAAATGACCAGCCCTTTACTGAAAAGTAATGTAACACTAAGGACAAATTCCATCAAACGGTCACGTTGCCACCAGCAACAGGTGTCAACACTCAGCGTATTCGCTACATTGATAGCGTTCCTGCTATTCAATAAGCGACAAACAAAAACAAAATTCCCACAGCCTCATGAACTGTGGTATACTAATCAGGGGAGTGCCAAGAACACTCCCCAGATTATCTTTCTTGGAGATTAGATGAAAAGAATAAATCAGGATAGACCTCTGACTCAGTCGGAGCGAAATAAGAGATTTTATGAAGCTCATCACGATGATGAACTTGCCAGAAACAGAAAGTATTATGGCGCATATTATCGTAAAAATAAAACCCGAATATTAGCGGTTCATAGATTGCGACGGCACGGAATTACTCAAGAGCAGTTCGATGCCAAAATGAGCGAGCAAAATAGTTGTTGTGCCATTTGTCGCAAAGAGTTCGAAGAGACGCCACATATCGACCACAGTCATTTGTGTTGTCCAAATTTGAAAAGTTGCGACGCTTGCCGTCGTGGCCTTCTTTGTAAAGATTGCAACCTCGGTCTAGGTAGATTCAAAGACTCAATCGAAGCATTAAGCAACGCAATCAATTATTTAAAAGGATACCAATGAGTCTCATCCAAACGCCGGACCAGCCTTTTATCAAAGGCCCCGATGTAGAAAATCCGTTCAACGAGCGTCACGACATCGACGCAACGCACGAGGCAATCCAGCAGATGGTGGCGGGCGGCACACCGAACTGGTTCAAGTGGCCCCGAGATTACAAGAGTTTCGTGAAAGAGTCCTTCGCTGCCGAGAAAGAAATCTCGGATAGGATGGCGGCGGGCTATAAGTGGGATGACCAAGCAGACCTCACGAATGAGGTAGCGCGCAAGGTCAACCGAATGAATACCAAAGATTTTTTGAAGAAGTTGGCGGACAACGGCATCAAGGCCCACATCTTCGACAACGGCTGGAAAGGCCCGGGCGGGGTTCCGACCGTCGGGTTGTTTTGCACGCCGCCGGGTCGAACCAACAGGCTCCGTCCCGTCTGCTATCTGGATGTACCCTTTATGTGGGAATGGAGCGTGTTGCTTTTGGACGCTCACGGCATTCCAAACGGCGAGAAGTCGCGCGGCTGGCGCACGGTCGCGATTCAGCTGGTTGAGAAAGAAATTATTACCGAGCAGCAGTGTCACAAAATCTTCGGCGTACCATCGCCGAACGCAATATCCGCGAGATACTTTAGAAGTCTTTGGGAAAAACGGAACGGCAAGCGCTATTCCGACCTCAACGACCAAGAGGCTCTCACGCAATCTGCCTGACCCCGGGCATCAAACAGGGCGGTTGAAGATTTTTTGCCAACCTCAAGGGTGTTATGTCAAATCAAAATCAGCAGAACCCAGAACTACAAATTCTGGCGGCAACAGGAATCGCGAAGGGTAAGAACGTCACAGAAGACAGCTTGATGGCTCTTCTCAGCATCATGGCGGCGAAGGAAGCCCGTATCGCCGAGAAGGAAGCAGCGCTTGAGGAAGCACTCAAGGCCCGCGATGCCGCACGCCGTAGAGACTCCGAGAATTATACGGTCGCAATCATCGAAGAGCAGAAGGCCTGCCGACACTTGAAGGGTGGCAAGGGCCGTCAGCGTAATCAGCAGCGCGACCCAGCAGTTTATCACCACACCTTCACCAACGGGGCTGTTCAGATTAAATGCACACTGTGCAAGGCCCGCTGGATGCCGGGAGACACAGACGAGTACCTGACCCGCAACGGAAGTAAGATTCCGAACTGGACAGGCATCGGATGGGGTAAAGCGAAAGAGATGGCCGAAGACAGCAGCAACAAGTCTTCATCATCGGAGCGCTTCCCGCAAAACGCGCAAGGCGCGGCACCGAAGACAGACCGCGGCGAACTTCCGGTCAACTTCCAGATTTAAGGCAAACAACCCGAGGGGCGGCGGTTACCGCCCCATTTTTCTCTATGTACACACCTACCTCTCTAGTAGTACAAACTTTCCCACTAAAGACTGCGTTCCAACCTGCCCAGCTGCGCGAGGAGTTTTAAATGACCGCGTTTAATTCATGGGTTCCTCAAGGCGCAATTACTCTTGCTGGAACTACACCTGAACAACCCAACGTCATTCGAGAGGGAAATGCGCAGATTTTGTCTGGCACTGTTTTCAAGCTGTGGTACCAAGTAGGCGG